ACTAACCTCTGTTGTCGTGCGTAATCCTAACGATGACGAGTGGATCAACTGGGCAGTCAATGCTGATATTGCACCTGAGATTATTGCTTGGGTTAAGCAGTTCCCACATTGTCTAGCTAGCTACACAGATGAATCACAGAAAGAGAATCTGTATATCTACAATCCTCGTAAGCAACAGTCTGCGTTTGTTACCCCACGCTCACTTGCTAAAGCATCACCGATCGTGAAGAACAGAGCAACACTTGGTATTGATACAACTTTGACTGCACTCTCAGGCACCATTGGTGAATCAGCCGCGAGAGATATGTCTGCCTACTTCTCTCTAGCAGATGGACTACCTACTAAGGAATCTATCTACAAGAAACCTGAAGAAGCAGTTATACCAAGCGATCCTGCAGCGAGAGTTATTCTTGTGATGAGAGAACTTATGTCCATCACTGAAGAACATTTTAATGCATGGCTTACTTACATGAAACGACTACCAATGGAGTTACAAGCTTTGTTTGCAGTCAACATCATGGCTTCAAGCAAGCGTAATGTAGCCGCGACTAACAAAGAGTTCGTTCAATGGGCGATGGATAAATCTAACTTTTTCTAGGAGTAAGTATGAATAACACAAAGAAACATACATACAGAGTGCATATTACTCAACATCATGTGCCTATTATTGTGCAAGCATGCAATAAAGCAGATGCTGAGTATCAGGTTCGAGAGCATCATGTATGGGAACCATTATCAGTAGACATAAGAATCGAGGACACTCATGACACCACAAGATAGAGTCACGAAGTCTCATATCGCTATCATGCGTAGCAAAGAGTTCTGTATGTTTGCAGGCGTGTTGTCCATTGGTGATGTTAAGTTCACTGATGAACTACCAACAGCCGCGACTAATGGTAGAGATGTAATCTACAATCCACAATTTGTAGATACTTTGAATGACAAGAAACTAAACTTTGTTGTGCTACACGAGGCCCTGCACAAGGTGTATCAACACATGCACCTATGGAAGAAGTTATGGAAACAAGATCCACAACTTGCCAACATGGCGGCTGACTATGTAGTGAACAATGCGATCGTAGAAGCTGATCCAAATGGTGTGGTAACTGAAATGCCAGTGGAAGCTTTGTATGATTCTAAGTATCGCAACATGACTACTAGACAGATCTTTGACTTGCTTAAAGAAGACAAAGAGAAGAATGGTAGTGGTGGTGATGAAGGTCACGATCAGCACGATTGGGAAGGTGCTGAAACTATGACTGATGACGAAGTTAACGAAACCAAACGACAGATAGATCAAGCACTTAGACAGGGCGAAATCATACGAGGTAAAATGGAGGGTAATAAGAATCGAGCAATCGATGAACTCCTCGAACCTAAAGTTGATTGGCGAGAACAACTTCGTGAGTTTGTAAATCAAACTTGTCGCGACAAGGACAAGTCATCATGGCGCAGACCACATCGTAGATTCATAGGGCAAGATGTATACATGCCTTCAATCATCGGTGAATCTGTGGGTAAGCTTGTTGTAGGTATTGATACATCGGGATCAATCGGTGAACAGGAACTACGCGAGTTCTTATCCGAAGTAGTTGGCATCTGTGATGATGTTCAACCAAGTAGTATCGAGTTGATCTATTGGGATCACATTGTGCAGAATCATGAAACCTACAACCAAGGTGATTATGCTTCACTTGCACGAACAACTAAACCTGCAAGTGGGGGTGGGACTACGGTAGGTTGTGTGAATCAATATATCAAAGATCAACGACTAGAACCTGAAGCAGTTATCATACTGACAGACGGTTATGTTGAAAGTGATTGGGGTGGTTCGTGGGATCGACCAACGCTATGGGTGTCGACAGAGAAACACAATGTGTCGCCACATGGTAAAACTATTTATTTAGAGAAGGAATAATTATGGGAGTTATGATACCTGAAAAGTTTGCATCTCATTGCAAATCAATTAAAGCAACAGTGGACTTTAACACCTTTGGTCCTACACAGAAGAAGAATATATACAAGATGGTAAAGACAGGAAGGTTTGGTTCTGCTTGGAATGAATCACCTACAACAGTCATTGCTAAAAGTATATACGAAGAAACAAAACAACCTTACTTTCAAATACAGGGGGATGAAATATCGATGTATAACATACCATCGACACACCCTGTTATTGATGCAATGAAAGGTTATTATGCTTTGTGTAAACTTATGCCAGAAGATAAAACAAATTGGCATCGTGATAAACCTGCAAAGCTATATGACAAATTAGAAGAAATACAAAAGTCAGGGGAAGAAATAACTTGTAAAAGTTATTGGGATGGTTTTCGTATTGATCTACATAGAAAGTATGGAGAGTCTGATCCACCTGAGTTCAAAGCAATCATAAAAAAGATTAAAGATATGGCTGTTCTTGAACACCCTGACGACGCACCTGCAGTAATCAAAGCACAACAGATTATTGACGGTAAAGTAACTGAAATGACATTTAACTACATCACATAGTTCACAAAGTCACTACACCGTGACAATGTGAATATAACGAAAGGAAATATTATGGCTATAAGTATTGCTACAAGTGCAGTTCTTATTGATCTAAACATATCAGTATGGACAGCTAGAAAGTTAGACAAACGCGTCTCGAAAGAGATTGATATTAACAAAGGAACTACTACAAATGCAGGTAACTACAACAAACATTTGTTAGCAGGTTCAGATCAGTTGGAGAAGATACAAAAGCTTTCAACTGAAATCAGAGATTGGCATAGTCGCTATACTCTACCATGGTCAGACGGTGGGACTCGTTTATTGCCGATGACTAACTTCTTTGATTACAAACAACAACTGGGTGAGTATGAGCATGAGTTCAATCAGCGTGTGGAGGAGTTTATTACAAACTACCCAAACATTATTACGAGCATGGCATATAAGCTTGGTCAATTGTTTGATCGCTCAGAGTATCCTGAAGCCGAAGACATACGCAACAAGTTCAGGCTTCGTTATACTATCATGCCTGTTCCTGAAGCAAATGACTTCCGTGTTGACATCGCTGAAGATATTCGCAGCGAAATGGAACGCGAATACAAACAAGCATATACAAGCAGAGTGGAAACTGCCATGAACGATGCGTGGTCTCGATTGCACACAACACTTGAGCACATGGTCGAGAGATTATCAGGTAATGACAAGAAGATCTTTAGAGATAGCCTTGTTGATAATGCTATGGAGTTGACAAGTTTGCTAACAAAGCTTAATGTTACAAACGATCCAAAACTAGAAGATGCTCGTAAAGAACTAGAGAAATCACTAGTAGGAGTTACACCTGAGGATCTACGAGAGAGTCCTGTGCTACGACAAATCGTTGTAGACAAAGTTTCTCAAATTATGGAGACTATATGAAGGTATACAAAGAACAAGATGAGTTTAATGAAGGTCTTCCTGTTGAAGATAGAGAGAAGATTTCATTGCTCAAGCTTGTTAAGGTTGGCGAGTATGTGAAGGGGATAGGCATACGCGACGACAAGTTCTTCCTCATTTCGGAGAATGAAAACGACGAGATGTATCTAGGTATCATGCTTAAGATAGGCACGATTGCTTCAGCTAATAAGTTTAATCTTAACCAACTTACTAGCTTGCTTGCAATCGAAAAGTCTATACAAAAACAAATGGATATGTTATCGTAAAGAAATGGCCGTCACAAAAGTCACAGAGAAGTGGGTAAAAAAGCAAGTAACTCTTAAATTAAAAGAGATGGGGGCTTATTATTTCTTCCCTGTGGCTAGTGGCTTCATGTCGTCAGGTGTTCCTGACATCGTTGCCTGTTGGAAAGGAAACTTTCTTGGTATAGAATGTAAAGCCAATGGCAACAGACCCACTGCCCTACAAATCAAGAATTTAGTTGATATAGAAAAAGCAGGGGGCAAATCAATCTTAATAGATGAAACAAACGTAGAACTATTAGAACTTATTATTACTGGAAAGCAACGGGTATGAAAAACAGAGTGGATATGGTCAACAAACCTCCTCATTACACCAAACATAAATGGGAAGTGATTGATATTCTTGAAGAGTTTTTTAGTGATGATCCGTTATTATTTAATGCAGGTAAATATCTTTTACGTTGTAAAGAGAAAGGTAATTTAAAACAAGATTTGGGCAAAATGATTTGGTATGCTCAAAGACGTATTAGTAAAGAGAAGTAACATGTCAGATGATGCAGATAAGACGCAAGAGCGTTTAGAAATAGAAGAGATGCTCCGTCGCAAGTATGCGTCAGAAGATATTCAGACACAAGGGAATGGTCAGTGCTTAAATTGTGGTGATAAAATCACGAAAGAAAAACGTTGGTGTAGTAAAGAATGTGCTGATGATTGGGAGTATTATAATAAACATAAACAATAAAGAGCGTTTGTGTAATGTGTGTGGTAAACCTGCACATGTTATGGACAAAAACAAGTGGTGGTGTGGATTAGATTTTCACACTGCTCATGGGTTTTGTAAAAATCAGAAAGGGAGAGATGGAAAATCTCATAGTAATTGACTTTGAAACATATTATGATAAACAGTACGGACTAAAAAAATATACAACAGAGGAATATATTAGAGATCCTCAATTTGAAGTCATTGGCGTTGCACTAAAACATAATCAAAATGAAACAGTTTGGAAGACAGGAACTCACAAAGAAATAAAAGACTTTTTATACAACTATAACTTTTCAGGAAGTTTTGTAGTAGGTCACAACATGCGCTTTGATGGCGCTATCCTTAGTTGGATATTTGATATACATCCAAAAGGTTTGTTAGATACAATGGGTATGGGTCAGATACTTCACGGATTAACAGAATCAGTATCATTAAAAAACTTATCGAGACTTTATAACATAGGTGAAAAAGGAACAGAAGTTCTTGATGCCTTAGGCAAACGTCGAGAAGATTTTAAACCTATGGAGTTAGAGAAGTATGGTGCATATTGTATTAATGATGTTAATTTAACTTATCAATTGTTTTATCACATGCTCAATGACTTTACTGCTCAGGAATTAAAACTTATAGATTTAACTATCCGTATGTTTACAGAACCTAAGTTAGAAATAAATAAAGGGTTACTGATTAGACATTTAGCAAAGACTAAAGCAGATAAAGAAGATCTATTAAGTAAAGTTGCAGTGGATAAAAGTGTGTTGATGAGCAACCCTCAGTTTGCTGAACTGCTTGAAAGTATGAAGATAAAACCTCCAGTTAAAATAAGTCCAACAACAGGCAAAGAGACTTATGCTTTTGCTAAAACTGATGAAGGGTTCAAAGCATTACTCGAACACGAAGACCCTTATGTGCAAACAATCGCTGCAGCAAGAGTTGGAAACAAATCTACTATTGAAGAAACTAGAACAGAAAACTTTATTAAAATTGCTAACAGAGGAAATCTACCAGTCCCGTTAAAATATGCAGGGGCCGTTGTATCACATCGATGGAGTGGTGTAGACGGAATTAATTTACAAAACCTACCTAGAACTTCTGAATTGCGTAGAGCTATGTGTGCTCCAGCAGGTTATAAAATTGTAGTGTCGGACTTAAGCAACATTGAATTACGATTAGCTTATTGGTTTGCAAAATCATACAAACAGATAGAGCTCATTAAACAAGGTGTTGATTTATATGAACAATCAGCAAGTGAAATAATGAATGTTCCTTATGATGAAGTTGATAAAGACTTGCGCTTTATATTTAAAGTTGTTAATCTATCAGGTATTTATGGTGTAGGCGCAAACAAAATGCATGCTATTTTAACTCAAGGTGGAGTAGAGAAAGGCCTACAAGAGATTAAAGATATTGTGTATAACTATAGAGCAGTAAATACTGAACTGATAGAAGCATGGAATAATGCAGGTGTAATGTTAGAAAGTGTTAAGAATGGTCAACTGTATTCTATGGGTAATGGTGGTATAATAAAGAGTGTGCCTAAAGAAGGTATGATGAAAGCTAATGGTATGATGTTAGGATTACCTAATTTAAGGAAGCTACAAACTGAAAGAGGTGAGGCTTGGGTTTATGATAAGTTAATGGGGAGAACTATAATTCCTGAATACATACACTCAGCCAAAACATTTCAAAGATGTATTCAGTCATTAGCTAGAGATATAATTGCTGAACAGATGATCAACGTTGCTAAAAAATATAGGGTGGTTATGACTGTTCATGATGAACTTGTTATGCTTTGCAAAGAAAGTGAAGTAGACATCTGCGTATCATACGTCAAGGAGTGTATGACAACTGCTCCAGTATGGTGTTCCGATTTACCCCTCGACTGTGAAGTTGGAGTTGGGGACAACTATATGGATGCAAAATAATGGCAAAATATACATGGTCTTATTCAAGTATTACTACATTTGAAAAATGTCCTAAACAATATTACCACTTGTATGTGGCTAAAGATATTAAACAGGACCCAAACCAAAAGCACTTTCTTTATGGTAACGAAGTTCACAAAGCAGCTGAAGAATATGTAAGAGATGGAGTCCCACTACCT